TCCGATCTATCTTCCCAATCGTCCGCATCATCTGCGCTACGATCATCCACGTCATCATCTTTGACATCATCTTCTTCTTCCTTGATGTCCTCGATGACTTCCTCTACCTGTTTCTCATCATCCTGTTGCTGCATTGTGATTCCTCAGTTGGGCCATCTAAAGAACAGAGAGGATGGGATGACCACCACCCTCTCTGTATTACAGACTACGACTACGAACGAACTGCGCGATACTTGTGGTTGACACGGTTCACGATACGACCCTGCCATTCACCGTTCTCGATGAATACTTCCACAGTATGTCCGATAGCATTGGCTAGATCGAAGCGCGCACCTGCCTTCACATCTATGCCGAGAGCCTGTAGGAATCCAGCAGCAAAGCCAATCGCCTTGCTATTGAAATTCCACTCGATGGGCATACCTGCGAACTTCTCATCACCACTATCTGCGTTCCTGATGATGACACCTTCCACAGGATAGTTGGTTGAACCACCATCACGCGATGGTGCTTCGCCTACGTTCTCGATCTTGACCTGATACCACGCAGGGTCAATAACCTTCCCACGGTTCATGTCACGATCGGAGAATTCAATGATTGGACTCATGCTCAGTTACCTCTTGTTGTTAGAACTTGGTTACGGGTGTGTAGGACTGTTGTAGTTTGGTGATGGCTGGTTTGATCCATGTGTCATACAAGGGTTTATCGCTGAATGCGATTTCCTTGTCCAGTCCTAGTGCTGTTCTTGCGAAGTCATCACCAGTGTGCTCTGTCAGTAGTGTGTATGCACCTCCCTGTCCTGCAATGTCCCGCTTGAGGTTGAAGTGATATACTTCACCACAGTATGCGGGTAACTTTGCTGCGACCTTCTTTCCGGCTGTTACTATCTGCCGGGAAATGTGTGTTGTGTTGTTCGTCGTCGATCTATATTCCGCCTGAACGACGTGTGCGATGAGAATGATGTTCACCTTATGATATCCCTGGATATCTTTGGTGAGTGCGATGAGTTCATTGAGAGCAGCGGACTCTGCATTGTAGTCCTCTATCTCATTGACTGCTATACCTGCAATGAGTTTACCTGCCGCTGCACCTGATGAGCGCGTAAGGCCATACTTCATCTTAGTAGTCTGACGCAGAGTCATATCAGCCATCGACGTAATACTATCGAAGATGATAGTCTTGTATGGACAGCTAGTCTGTAGCTGTTCTAGCTTCTTCTTAGGCTTAGTCCAATCCTCATAGTCATCATACTCGATGAGCTTGGGATCTATACCCCATTTTCTCATGGGAAGTATGAGACTATTCATCTTACGATCCCATGAGAACCAATACTGAGGACCGGGAAACGATAGAGCCTGTGTAGACTTACGTAATCCCGGCTCACCTTTCATTAGCACATAGAGTGAATCGAAGTTACTGTCACTCATGCTAGGCATTGATATCCTTCTCGAAGTCAAACTTCAGTTGTTGATCTGCTGGTAACTTGATCTGATAGTAGTCAGTCTGCATCCAGTGATACATACACATCCATCGCTTGAGCCACTCGCGCTGACTCTCATCCCTACCACGAGTCCTAATCACGCATGTACATTCAGGCATCTTGTCCTCCTCTCCTCATACATCCCTTAGGATATATCAAGAGAGGAGAGGGATTTCTCCCTCCCCTATCCTATTAAACGACGCGACGACGTAATCTCATAGCTGTACCGAATAGACCGATACCCATGAGTGCGAGTGACATAGGCTCAGGAACTGCTAGCTGATCCTTCGTGATCGTCTGTCCTCTACTCACCAAGTTTCCATTGGCAGCTAGAGACAGATTGAACTGTAGACTCATCGAGAACAATGCAGGATCAATAACAGGAATCCCATTCAATGTGTAACTGAATGAATCTGTTCCAGCACCTGCTACATCACTGAAGGTGCTGAGTAGAATACCCGGCTGCACAATACCCGGATTCAGTCCACCCTGATTGTTAGCAGGATCATTGAACCACCTCATGGTGATCGTAGATCCTGATGCATCTTCCCACGTCCCACTACCACTGATGTTAGCCTGTGTAATAGGTCCGAGGAATCCAGTTCCACCTACTGCCAGAGCACCATTGATGGTTGCTCCGGTGTTGTTCTCAACCAGCAATGATCCGCTATTGAGAACATTGTGTGTACCGATGGTCTGAGTATACAGACTACCCTGTATATCCAGTCCACCGATGTTAGCAGGATCGAGTGACAGAATGTTTGGATTTGCATTAACATCTGTCAACTGTGTTCCGAACCCACATGCTACGTTATTATCCGTAGCGCAGAAGTTCACTCCACCGATGGTTCCCGCCAGCATCAACGCCGCGTGCGCGTGAGATACTGACATACCGAACAACATCACACCAAGTAACACTGTCTTTTTCATCGACTCCTCCTACTCGCAAGTTTACTATCACTATCTGGAACCTTCTTAATGAACCTCCCCTCTGCGCCAAGACGATATGTCTCTAATAGCGCATTGTATATCTCGCCAATGAATGATCTAGCTGGATAGTGTGCATCAGCACGCACGCGACGAATAATCGTCAACATATTTGCATCCAATTTGCTAGCTACACGCATCAGTCGAGTCTCTACTCTCGATGGAATCGTTGTCAATCCACACTCAGGACAAGTGATTGATGATCTCCATGTCTGACATCTTTCACAGTATCCTTCTCCCTCATTAGCCAATCATACGTCCTCCTTGTTCCGTGGGTCCCACACAGGAGCCTTCTGGAACTCTAACCTCAGCACCTCCTCTCTCATGCCTCTATCAGCCTCGCAGACTCTCTTGTAAGGACACGGACCGAACATATTGTCACAGTGCGTGTAGTCCGGGGGCCAATAACCTGACTCAGTAAACTGAACATACTTGTATGCGTAGTAAGGAACGATCTCACCCTGCCATTCAAGTATCCTGTCTGACGAGAGGGAGATTACCTCTCGCGTAAGACGCTCATCAATCTTCAGTGTAGTCTGTAGTCCTATCTTGTTCACGATGACATTCTGTGACTTCAATAGAACCGCGTGACCTAAGAACTGATTGCTCAGTGTAGATTTATCTCTCCTCTGCTTGAATGTCTTGTGATCCATAGATACGATGCCGATTTGGTTTGTATCTATAAGTAGATCCAGTTTAGCTTTCCACAATACACGGATCTCATCATCCTCGTAGATGACTTCACCCTTCACTATCTCGGCTGCTAGTGGAATGAATGCATCATTCTTGTAGAACTCGAAGTATTGTTCGCATGTATCGAGTGCGAACTTCCAGCCTGTAGTGAATCTTTCACTATTCTCTGGTGTATTGGTCATGCCCGGATACTCTGCCGGTTCATGCTTACATGAGGGCGTGTCGTTCGTTCCGTCTGCACAATGAGGACAGCCCGTGATGTATAGCTGACCCGCGATGAGTGCGTTTCCTATCGAAGTAGTGCGTGGGAATCCATCAATCTGATGCTTGTAGAATACCTCTAACACCTTATGAATGAGTGAGCCTATTTCAAGAGAATTAGACTTACCACTCATGGACACAAGGCGATGATTGAATCGTATATCATGGTAACGCGCACAACTCATCAGACTACTGAGAGTCGTGGCGTCCATGATAATGTTCTTCTTAGGAACAAGGATATCAGTCACTACTCACTACCCGATGGAAGGATGCGAACACGCGCACTCATGTGATGCTTACGACGTGCATCCTTGATCTTACCACCCTTGTAGTTACGATCAGGATGATAGTTCTTACCGAGCTTCATGGATGGTGACTTGGGTGTGAGGTAGTATTCACCCGGAGCGAAGTCCTGATGACGATCGAATGATACGATCTCACGACGAACCGATTCAGGTGTGGCGAATCTAACAGCCACATTACCCTTGATGATATAGGATGACTGCATACCGATGATGACACCATCAGCTTTCAGTTCTCTCTTGGCTGCGCGTGCAAGAGCACATTCAGTAGGATTGAGTCTCTCTGCTTTCTTACAATCATCAGCATCTACTAGAATCTCGATAGGTTTAGATGCATCGACCGCGTGTTCCACGTTAGGATACAGCTTCTTCAGTGAACGTGGGAGAGGAAACTTCTTAGCAGTCTTGTTAGCCAGTTTTTTCACAGTCATTTAGTGAACTCCTTGAAATTTACCGAATGCGATAGTTGCTAGCAAGTGGAGATACATTTTACTTAGCACAGCTTGTAGTTGGGCTGATGGAATCACTTCCTCATCATCTGA